GCCCGAAAGCCGCTGCCGATGTTTCGCTAAGAGCGTAGAGCTGAGACATCAGCCAGTCTAACTGCTTATATGCCGCTTCGAGTTGGCCGTCCCACGTCACATAGCCTGGTGGGTGCTGATCGGCTGCTACTGGGAAGTACTTACCACCTCCCTGATAAGTCAGCTGTCCCGTCGCCGGATCCTCTTCCAAAATAGTGTCAGGACCGTAAAGATTGGGATCCGCATGCTTGTTCAAAATACGACCGATTTGGGCGATCCGGTTCTCTAACTCCCTCAAAATGCCCTTGATGTCGCTATAACCATCTAGACCAGTTACTCTGTCAGTCGTCACGACATTGTTCACGGGTACAATCAGAAACTCGTTTACGCCTGTACTAATTTCGTTCTGCTCAATCGGTTCACTCAATGAACCATTAATGATCAAGTATTTCCTTGATTCTATCCTGCCTTTGAAATGTACTTCAACTTGCAAATATGTCTTGGTTTCTACCAGACCCGTGCTTTCCATAGTGTTCTCTTCATACGTCCACGCCAGCACGTGCGCTTGAACGTCTTTTACATTATTAGGCGCTACGACTGGAAACCAAACGGCCGGTTGTTGTCCCTCAATTACGGCTCTACCATTATCGAAACGTACTTTAAAAAGTCCGGTGCCGTACCGGTCCACGTCGATTGCCACTTCGTATGCCGTATTAAGCAATCGATTGTTGACAAGAATCCGCTCTAACGTCTTCTGTTCGTCGCTGCCGACTGGTCCTGCCGTGATACGAGGCGCTTCGCCAAGTAACAAATCGGCAAAAAGCAACGTCTGACGTTTAGGCCAATTAAGCACGATTAAATAAGGCTCACGTTGCCCTTCACTGATTAATTTCAGCCAGTCGCTAAACACACTGGCGTGATCACCCTCAAACAGCTGCTTATTTGTAGAGTAGAGTTCCAGCCTTTTAAACTCAGTCGGCGGCGGCCACGCCGAGCCAGGCTTTAAGAAGTCTAAATTAGTAAGCATTTAATTCACCACCCCGCTGGCTTATTAACTAAGCCATATTTACGTTTCGTTGATAAAACCTCAAACGCCCCCGATACGGCGTCCACTTGGTCGTCATGAGCGCCATGCGGAAAAACCTCGATTTCGTCGAGAAAGGCAGGTATCCACATTCCTCGAACAAGTTTTACGTTTCCAGCCTCGGCGGCTGCGCTGACTGGGTTGGCCCGAACCTCCTTTGACCCAGTAGAGCGAAGACCCCGAAAGCTGAAGCCTAAAAGTACTCGGCGTCGGTAATAATCAATTGTGTTGATTCCGCTGCTGCCTGGTTCCTGCTCCATATAGATGTCCACCCGACGCCCATCGAGCTCCGCCGTTTGTCTCACTAGAGCCTCGACGCCTCGTGGCGTACTTCGTGTCCGTTTTATGTCAACTAAATAATAAACGCCGTCCTTCTCTCCCATAAGAGCACCTACGGTGTAGTCAGGATCTCGGCCAAGTTTGGGCTCAGTTGCCGCCAGGTCCCAGAAACGGACAAACCGAGCGTCTCTCGGGAAATCGTCTACGATTTCGAACCATTCCCGCCTAAACTTATTACCACTCTCTCGAATCGTCCAGTCGCCCCGAATTAGCTGGGCTCTAGTAACAGGATCCAAGTGTTGCAAACTCTTTAAATACTCTTCCCTGTCAATATAAGGATTATCGTCCAGACTGGCTGGGATAAATGGTCGATCTCCAGCTATAAAACGAAGGCATACCCATTCGTGCCCAACACCACCAGGATTACTAGCTGACCGCACCCTCAATGGTATTTTTGAACCTTCAAGCCTCCTTAACCTGGAGAACAAATAACGGTATTGTGTTTCAGTAAACTGGGTAAGCTCATCAAAGCCGATGAATTGAAATTCCGCTGACTGGTACCTATATTTATCGTTCTCATGTTCCAAGTAGCCGAAACTCAGCGTGGCGCCTGACGGAAATTCCCATGTTTTAGTCCGATCTATCCATCTGGCCGGCGTATGCTGAAGCCACTTATGCGCTCGATCCATTAACGCGCCGGGCAGAGAAAGGTCTGTAAAAGTGCGCCTAAAGAGTATTGCTGCGTATTTTGGTACGCTTACGTATTGAAGCGCCGCCATGAGTAAAGCGTCAGATTTACCGCCGCCTGCAGCGCCACCATAAAATACTTCAAAATCGGGCATTAATAGAAACTCAGCTTGTTTCGACGTCGGCTTGTGTGGAATCCACGGATTCTCCAGAATCGTTGCTCGCATTACTGCTTTGTAATATGCCGCGTCTTTCAAGTTGACGATAGATATCTGCGTATTGCTCGATGGCTTCTGTAACGTCATATTCATGCTTATTTATCACCCGCCCCGATAGCTCTTGCTTACCAATTTCGGTTGGCTCGCCTCGGCTTAAGCGTTCTATCTTAGTGGCGACTTCAAGCCATTTGGCCGTATCCGCCGGAGTCAATTCTTCGGACTGAATCGACTTGAGTCGCTCTACAACCCTATCCAGCGCTTCGCTAGCGATAGAAGCGTGTCTTTCTTGCATCTGCTTCACCGCTTCGGCTCTAGCAACTAAATTTATGCGATCAATCTCGGCGTCCCAAGCAGCTGCTCGAGAAACCCACCGCCACTGGCGACACCATCTATTTATGAGATTAGACGATTTACCGAGTATTTTAGCGACTTTAGTCTGACTACGAGCTGGACCCATGTCTCTGTAGATACAAAAGGCCTCAAATGCTTGATGGCTTTCTCGTTTTTGTCTAGTCCAAGGGTCCCTGTCTGTGTTAAGATCGACTGGCTTAAAGGTACGAGTATACTGTGCCGCTTTTGTATAGTGACTCATGATTCCGCCCACCTCCCATAAATACATTTCTCCATTTTAAGTATAACACAAAAAGTATATTTCTGTCAAGTCCCAACCCTTCGAAAAATCCCTATACTTCTAAATAAAAACCCTAGCAAAGCTAGGGCCTGTTTTGAATAGCGGCGACTTCGGCTTCGAGCTCGGCAATAGTTACTTTCCGACCCAATACCCAGTCGCTAATAATGTGCTGTTCTTCTTCTCGTAATTCAACATTTTTACCGTACATCAACAACACCAAAGCATGCTCTCTGATAAACGGCTGAAACGTGTCTTCAACAAATGTTTCAAACTCGGCTTCAGCTGCAAGGAAATTTTTGAGAGCGTCCATGCCGTCTTGATTCAACATATATGCTGGCCGTCGATACAATTCTACTTTTAATCGTCTATATGCGTGTTCAATTTTAAGTTGAGCAAACTGTTTTAAGATATCCTCGCGCTTCATGTCAACCTCCTTTCAACTTAGCAATTTCGACTTTAAGCTGTTGGATATCAGTCTTTAAACAATCAAGCCCTCTCTGCAATTCTGAGATGCGGTCCCGAATTAACGACAATACTTCAGTCGTTTGCTCGGCTACTTCCATTGACTGTCGCACCGCTTTAAACGCGCCGTCAGCAATCGCATGGTCTAAAGAGCAATACCAAGTGTACCAAGGCTTATGGTAATACGCTTGGTCCTCGTCCGTAATCATTTTATGACAATATCCGCAGTACCGTATTTCGACCATGTCTCTGCCTCCTTTCTAATTTTGCTAAAAAACATTTTTAAACACTTTTTCGATAATTTACCAATAATCTTACCCCTTAGGCCTCCACCGCCGAACGGTAAACGCAGAAACCCGTCTCGATAAAGCAACTTGCGTTGACAGTAAGCCGTAGGCTGTTTTGCGAATGTCAATAAGTAATTCTTCGATTTTTACCCATTCTGCATCATTGCCTACGGCTTCCAGCAACTCACCATATAAACAATCGAGTTTATCGATGTCTTCTCTTAACAAGTGAAGATCAAGGCGAAGATTAGGCTTCTTTTTCCTGCCGTTCCTTAGTCTCAACTTCAAGGCATGCCGCTAAAAGCAGGAGCCAGTTTCGACTATCAACGAAACGTTGAATCAAACCTTCTTGACCGCCAGATTCCCAACTCCAGTTGTAACTACCTGAACGTACGGCCAGCGTAATTCCTTGTATGTGTTTGAGCAAAAAGATTAACGCCACCTCTGACGGTCTTTGTCCCGTGAAGTCAGCGATTTCTTTCAAATTTTGTAATGCGTCTTTGCCAGCGGTATATTCTTCCGCTTTAAAACCTAGTACTTCGTTCTCCCTTTTTAACAAAGCTTCTTTAAATTGAGCCAGTCTAGCAGGCGTCATGAAGAAACGCTTCTTAATTTCTACTTCTTCGAGTGGAAGGTCCAAAACCAACTGCTTAAAATTAGGCTTATTAGCCATTCTCACATACTCCTTTCGTTAATATTGTCTTTATAAGTTCCCCTACTTCGTGTAAATCCCCCTACTTCTTAGCGCTTTCCGCTTTCCATACCCAAAAAAAAGGAAAGCAGAAAGCACGACCCACGCTTTCTAGACCGCTTTCCATCGTCCAGACGTAAAGAAAAAGCGGAGCTTTTTTCTTTACGGTCTAGACAAACGATCGCGTGACAGAAAGCGGAAAGCAAACGGAAAGCACAGGAAAGCACGCGTTTCACAAACCTTGTTCTAACGTGTATCTGTACATTCTGCACACAGTACGCTAGGAAAGCACAGGAAAGCACAGGAAAGCACCAATCCGCGAAGCGTAGGGTTCCTCACTTCTAAGAAGTATCTAGACTTTCGTTAGAAGGAGAAACCTCTACTCTTTGTCGTCGCTTTCAGCTAACGCTTTACGGATTGTCTTTTGACTGATGCCGAGCTCTTCAGCGATTTGACGGTACGTGAATCCTTGGTTTTTCATCTGTCTGATTCGACCATGAAGGATTATCCTTTGTTGCTCCTCGTCAGACATCTGCGACGCTGCCGCCGTCACGGCGTAGTGCCATTTTTCGTTCTCAGTCTCAATGTCAAACGTGAGTGAGAGCTCAGGCTGTGGACCTGAAATCTTGCCCTTTCGTTTTACCATCACGCTGCCGTCAGTCTTGACTCGAACATGCCATTGAAACTCGTCGAAAGCATTCAGAAACTGGGATCCCCAGCCCTCTTCCCTGTCGCCTTCTTTACCGCCTTTTCTCGAATGGTGCCCAAGAACAAACGACGTCTTGTACTGCTCTCTGAAATCCTTGATCACAAGCATTGTTCGGGCGACGTCCATCATGTAGTCTTTCGTAGAAGCCGCCGAGTAGAGCGGGTCAAGGATCACAAGCACAGGTCGCACTTCCTCAAGAATCTGTTGTAAAAGGTCGACGCTTTCCGGCATGTCAAAAGCAAGGACGCCTTCGGTACGTACGTAAATCGGCAAGTCTTGCGGCATTTGTAGCCATTCATTATTTTTGTCGTCAACGCCGTACGATGGCTCAGGCACCGGTACTTTGTTTCCGGCTACAAGATTTAAGCGCTTACCGAGTATCTGGGCGCCGTCTTCTTGTTGAAACAAAATTACGGGTCCGCGTTTTTTTACTTCATACTTACCGAGGAAGGGCCTGCCGCTTGCTACGCTTACGGCAAGGTCCAGCAAAATCCATGTCTTGTAACTTTCAGGCGGGCCGACGATCTTGCCTATGCTACCTATCGACAGCCAGCCGTCCACAAGCCACCTCGTCTCCGAGTTAGCATTAGCCGCCATAAACTCCCAATATCGCGTTAGTTTGAATGGTTGAGTCGTTGTGTTGTTTTGTCGGGAAGTGGGTGCGCTTTGCTGCGATGCCTGTTTAGCCGATTCCCGAGCTGCTATTGAGTTGACGATTTTATGTACTTGCCAGTCAGGCAGAGGTGGCTTGCAATGCCTTTCATTAATCGTTTGCAACATTGCTAGCACTTCGGCGGGCGACATGCCTATTTGCAGAAGTTTCCCAGCTCGCCTCGTCAGCTCATGGTCTCTAGTACCTTTGGGTATTTCCATCTCCCAAATATCCTCAGGCAGTTTTTGTTTCTTAGCCTTTCGGACAATAGCAGAAAGCAATTCAAGAGGCAGGTCGATCGGCTTCGCCGTCGGGTCTTCCCAACGATACCGTCGCCCAGAATGGTGAACGGACGGCGGCACTACGACGTAGCCTCCGTCGCCTCTGCAATCGACGCCCGACAAGAAACGTACTGCATTAGGTACTTGCATGATGCCAGGGTGCTTAAAATAGAAATGCTTGCCGCCCCCGCCCGTTAAACAAGTTAATGTTTTACGCCCTTGTAAAAATGACTCAAGCTGCTCCAGTCCCTGTTCTTCGTCGACATCAATCACGACGAGTCCCGAAATCTCTCCCGTGAGTACAGCAATACCCGCGCCAGGCCAACGACTCCACCAGTCTTCGATATCGGCTTTCGTTACTTTGCGCTGCTGGTACTCCTTCCAGCTGATTTTTGGCCGCTTGTTTTGGTCAACTGGAATTACGTTCCAACCTTCTTCCAAGTAGCGCAAAGCGTTATTGATCATTGGTATCGCCTCCATCTCGGCACATCAAGCCAATGTTTCTCTAATATTTTTGTAAGAAATCCCTGATATCCAAACCATTAATTTCGTACCCAATAGCATCCCACCCCTCTACTTTTTCTCTTGCAAATAGCTCAATTCGTGGCAAATCTCCTAGCAATTGAACAATCCTGTCACGCGCTTCTGGGGGTTTCTCGCTATGTTTACCCTTCTGTGATATGATTACTGAATGAACGGATGCTGATACTCTCTTTATCTTTCCTCTAATACCTAAAAGTACATATTCCGCATTCGCCCTAGACCAATTTCCCATACCCCAGAATAGTTTACTATGTTTCGTTGTTTTTACCCACACAAACGCAACAGTTTTAAACTTGAAACCCCATCGTTCCAACGTTTGGATGCCAACATCCAGCAATGGAGCTGTAACCCACAGAAACAATGCACAATTATCGTCTGCAATACTAGCAATATCGAGATTTTGAATATCACGAATTTTCATTACAGGATATTTATATACCGATCCACGCTGTCCAGCACTAGCACGATCCCGGTATTCCCAAGGTGGGTCAGCATAAATTATTTGATATTTCTTCAACTATTATCGCCTCCAGTCTTTAAGTGCCGGGTTATTCCCGAGCGATTAACCATTCCAGCTTGGTCGTAGCCAGTGTTTCTACCGCTTGTTCTAGCGTTCCGCATCGCTTGAACGATGCTAGATATAGAGATTTCTTATAGCGCTTGTATACGT